AAAGGAGCAAATTTATTATGTTTCAGCATCAGGACAAAGATTAACTCAAGATTGTTGTAATCTTGTGGGTGGTATATGGAACAACGGAGCGTGTAAAGTCCCATTTTCATCAGGAAATGGTGGAACAGGTGTGGGAGACCCAGAGGTAGTTGTATATGGTTCAGGTGTTGGTAATGGTCAGTTTATAAAACCAACAGGAGGATTTAACAATTCACCTGTATGGCAATTAAAACCTGTGGAACAATTCAAGGACACCAATTCTGTTAATTCACCGAATGTTCAGGTTTATGGTAATGGAAACTATGTTCCAAATAATGTGGGTAATACAACCATTTATGGAAACAATAATGTTATGTCCCCACAAGTCCAAAACGCTATGGTTATTGGGAACAACACATTTATTCGTAATGATAATTCTTTGGTCGTAGGTGATATTTTAATTGATAGTAATGGACTACAATTCGCAAACCCCTATATTATTGATGCGGGAGAAGATATAGTTATGAATGAAAATAAAACCAATTTTATAGATGTGGTTGATGGTGGTTTCAATTCAGTAAGAAACTTTGGTGGTGATAGTAAATTACGACCTATAATAGATGGTTCAACACCATATTATTCTGTATAAAAAACGAAAGAGAAAAAAAAATATTTAAGATTATGTTAGATAAAACCGAATATAGTAGATTAGTAATAAAAAGAACGAATGAAACGGGTTCAGTCCCAACCATTCCACCTTTAAGTGCTATAACATTAAACCAATTTACCCCAACTGATATTATGGTTGGTGAGTTCTTTGAGAATACAGTAGATGATAAATTGTGGTTAAGAACCGAAAATAGTATATTACCAATTCAACTTGGGGAATTATCAGGACTAACAGGAAACTTTGAAATTGTTTCAGGACAAACTTGGACTGATTTACATTCTTTAAGTGGGGCAACAAATATTACTATTGATTGGAATAATTCAAATGTCCAACAACTAACTTTAACTGGTTCAACTAACATATTTTTTATAAATGGTAATGCTGGTGGTAATTATAAACTTATTGTAGAACAAGCCGTATCAGGTAGTTATTCAATTACTTGGAATACGATTGATACTGAATGGACTAATAGTGTATCACCTGTTATGAGTTCAGGTTCAAGTGTGTATGATGTGTATGAGTTTGTGTATAACGGAGAAACTTACTTTGGTTCATATAATCAAAACTACGCAGCAGCCCCGACACCAGGAATTATTACGGCTGATTTATATTCATACTTTGATGCTTCAAATCCAACAAGTTTAAGTGGAGTTTCTGATACAACTTGGGTTTCCATTTCAGGTAGTAATCCATCAACGGCAACACTTTATAGTGGAGCGACTTATGTTGGTGATTTAGGTGGGGGTGTATATTTTAATAGTATTAGTGCTTATACCCAATCATCATCAGACATTTTAAGTAATTCAGGTTTCACTTATGAGGTATGGGTTAGGCAGATGTCCGCATCAACAGAAGGTAGTAATACAAGAATATATGGTTCAGAGACATCGGCATTTGAGTTCTTTGTAAATGGATTACAATTAGGGTATTATACGGTTGGAACTGGAAATGTTAATTTGGGTAATTATAATGCGATAAATGGGGTATATCTTTTAACTATCACTTATGATGAAACGGAATTAAAGTTTTATAAAAATGGTGTTTTATTTTACACAAACCCTTCAATCACATTTGTTCCAAATGGTAATTATAGTTTATTTGGAACTAATGAATTACTTACATCTTTCTTTGGTGGAATTATGTATAAGGTAAGAACATATAGCAGAGCATTAACAACAGGTGAAGTAATAAACAACTGGAATGTTGAAAGAACAAGTTATGGATACTAATAACAAAAATTATAAAAATATATTTAATACAAAGAACTAAAAGATGCCAGTTTTAATGAATACATTTTGGTCTAACTTGGGTGTTGTTAGTGGGAACATATCAGCAACAAACCAATACGACCTATGGAAAGGAATAACCTTTAACGATGGGTTTGTATGTGCTTCCCAATATGATTTTTTTACACACTTGGGGACAAACAGGTATGAATTCTTTAAGTCATATAATTCAACTGATAGTAATATTGTTGATGAAACTACATTTTATCAAAATACAAGCGACCCAGAAATTTGGGATTATTATACATTTTATTTACACGCAGCGAAATATCTAATCCCTGCCATTTCACCGACCCCTACACCGACAACAACGGCAACATTAACACCGACCCCATCACAGACAACAACTTTAACTGCGACACCAACAACAACATTAACACCATCACCGACAACGACTTTAACATCTACGCCTACAACGACTTTAACATCAACCCCATCACCGACAACGACTTTAACATCTACACCTACAACAACTTTAACATCAACCCCATCACCGACAACAACTTTAACATCTACACCGACAACAACGACAACTTTAACATCTACACCTACAACAACTTTAACATCTACACCGACAACAACGACAACTTTAACATCAACCCCATCACCGACAACAACTTTAACATCTACACCTACAACAACTTTAACATCTACACCTACAGGAACACCAATCGCTATTTGTCCACAACAACTTATCTTTAGTGCTTCACCATCAGGTATAATATATGGTTTATACAATAGAGCGACAACTTATAGTGGTGGTTCATTTAATTCGTTTTGGTTAAACGCAACAAATAACACATTAAATTATGGCACAAACCCTGATGGTAATGATTATGTTGCTTATTCAATAAGTGCTGGAACAAGTGATTATTCAACATTATATTGGGCAAGTGATTTTGATGGTTCTGATGGAAAATGGATTGCCGAGACAACATCAGGAAATACATTATTTAATGGTGGAACACGAGGTGTTCAAATGTTAGTTGATTTTAGTGCCATTACAAATGATGGAATATATTATTATCCAAGACCAGGAACACAACAATATAATAATGCTTATATTGAATATCCTGCGGTTTGTATTACACCGACACCGACAACAACAACAACTTTAACACCGACACCGACAACGACTTTAACATCTACACCGACACCTACATCAAGTCCTCTTCCAGCATTTGACGCAGATGCTGCGGCTTACTTAAATGCTGTTCTTATTTCTGGTGGAACAGGTATTACATCAACAATAAGTGCGGCAACAAATACATTATTTACATCATTAAAATCAAATGGATTGTATAGTGGTATGGAATGGTTTTATCCTATGATAGGTGCGACTGCTGGAGGTTGTGCTATAAACGCTAAATCACCTGGAACCTATAATCTTACTTGGTTTGGTGGTATGAGTTTTAATGTTAGTGGAGCAACTGGAAATGCTACAAATGGTTATGGTGATACTGGATGGGTGCCATCAAGTCATTCATCAATATTTGATAATGGAAGTTTTGGTTGTTATTTACAAAAACCAAGAACAACAGGGGCTTACGGAGCCTTAATGGCATCAGGTGAAGACAATAGTGATAGGATGATGATATTTGGTGATTTACCACCAGCAGCACCTAATATTGTTGATTGGGGTAGTGATTATCAATTTGGTAGAATAAACGCAGAAAATCTTCCAGGTATGATAGTTGTTTCAAGCACAGGCACAACAACTAACGCATCATATTATAATGGGTCTCTTTATCAATCCAATTCATCAATATCTAAATTAAACGCACCAACAACAACATTTTATTTATTTAGAAGAGAGGAAGGACTTTATAGCGACGCACAATTAAGTTTTGCGTTTATGTCTTCATTATTAACATCATCACAAACTTCAACATTATCAACAATAATAAACACCTTCCAAACTACATTAGGTAGAAATACATATTAAAATATGAAAGTAGCAATTTTAACACAAATAGAAAAAGAAAGTTTAGAAGGACAATTGGTTCAACCCGATTTGTATTTTAATCCAGTATTAGATTGTATTGAAAATTGGATTATATCAACAGAAGAAATAGACAATTCAATTTATCCACAAAATGAATGGGTAAAAACAATACCACTAATTGATTGGTGTCCTCCAACACCACTATCAGGTTTAACTGAAAATATTTAATTATGCCTGTTAAAGAATGTGAATTAGACGGAAAGTCAGGTTATAAATGGGGGGACGAAGGTAAGTGTTATACCTATTCCCCCAACAACGAAGGTAGTAGAAGAAGCGCCAAAAAATCAGCGTTGCTTCAGGGTATTGCTATTGGTGATGAGTTCGCAGAAATTGGTGAAAGAGGTGGAATTAAAAAAACTGATAAAGCCCCAAAGTCAGACACACCAAATAAAGACCCCAAAGGTCAAGGGACAGCCAAGGGGAACGCATCTACATCAAGAGGAGCGGAAGTATCACAAGAGGTAGAAAAGACCTTACAGAAGAAAGCAGACGACTTTAACGAAAGATATAAAGACAAACTTGGTTATGGTGTAAATGTCGGTATGTTAAAATCAGTTTATCAACGAGGTATTGGAGCGTTTAATGTTTCACATTCACCAGCAGTTAAATCGGCAGGACAGTGGGCTCAAGCCAGAGTAAATGCGTTTCTTTATATTGTTAAAAATGGAAGACCTGAAAACTCAAAATATACTGGTGATAATGACTTATTACCAAAGGGTCATCCAAAGTCAGACAAAAAATAAAAACACTTATTAAACCCCGATATTTAGTTAAAAGTATCTATGGCAAGCACAGCACAAATAAATGTAAATGTAAATGCGGAAACGGCAACAAAGTCAGTTGAAAAACTGAATAATGATATTGTTGCTGCGGGTGGTTCGGCAGCCTCGTTAAAGGCGGAATTAAGAAAGACAATCCAAGAATTACAGGGGTTAAAAGAAGGTAGTGCTCGTTTCCAAGAATTATCTGTTAAGGCAGGGGAATTAAGGGACAAGATTGCCGATACAAATGCGGTAGTTCAATCACTATCAGGTAATTTTGGTGAAAGATTAGCCAAAGGTATTACAAATGTTGTGGGAATTGGTATTGCTGGTTTCCAAGGCATAGCGGGAGCGATGGCTGTATTTGGGAACGAAAGTGAAGACCTACAAAAAACGATGGTTAGGCTTCAAGGTCTTTTGAACTTATCCCAAGCATTTGAAACATTATCGGGTGTCCCTGATAAAATCACAGAAATCAAGGCGGCATTTACTTCATTAACAACTGCTACAAAAACTCAAACTGTCGCAGTTGAAACGGAAGCCGTGGCACAAACTGCGGCAAACATCGCAACAGAAGGTGGGGTTGTTGCCACAACATCTTTAACGACTGCCACAACAGGTTTAGGATTAGCGATGAAAGCATTACCGATTGTTGGTTTGGTTGCCGCCTTGGCAACACTAGCGTATGGTGTGTATCAGTATTTCGGTAATAGTGAAAAAGCCAAGAAATCAGAAGAGGCTAGAAAAAAGACCTTAACTGACTTAAAAGAAGAAGAGGAAAATTATTATAAAACAATTGCCAAAGAAAGCACAGGTCTTGTAATACAAATTGAAAGGTTAAAAAAGACCAACTATTATTCCAAAGAACGAAAAGACATCATTACTGATATTAACAAGCAGTATGGAACAACCATACAAAATATCAAAGATGAAGGTAAATTTCAGGAACAACTTAACTTGGTTGTTGCTGATTATATTGCGTTCCAAACAATCAAATACAAACTTGGTAAAACAGAAGAAACATTTACCAAAAATCTTGAAAAACAAGAACAATTACAAACTAAAATAAACACCGCTCAAAATCTTGTTGTTGCCAAAAGAAAACAACTTACAACACTAGGACCAGATGATTTAAGAGCAGGTGAGTTTATACAACAATTAAGAGACGCAGAAAGGGCATTATCAAAAGTTCAATTAGAGTTTGATAAAGTAAAAAAGGCGAATGAAGGTGTTGCTAATATTTCGTTAGAATATAAAAGAATACTTGAAGACCTGACCAAAGAAGGAACAAGATTTGGTGAAGGAACAGGTAATAATACTGATAAACTTGATAAACAAGCACAGGCATTAAAAAATCTTGAACAGATTACAAATGCCATCTTGGGTCTTCAAGGTGAGGTATTATCAGTTGAAAATGATGTATTCAAACTTCGTGAAGAGAATGGGGATAAGTCAATCAACTTGGCTGAAAGGGAAAAGAAACAAAGAATTGACGCATTTACCAAGACCTATAATGAAATTAAGGCTTCAATAGAAGAGGAAATTACAGACCAAGAGGTTAAAACTGAAAAGTTAAAATTACTTGATGAAGCCTTGGCTAATTTCAAACGATTACTTGGTGAAAAAGAAGTTGAAGAAAGTAAGAAAAAGAATGCTGTAATTATTGACGATGAAAAGAAAAAGAATAAATCTTTAATTGAGGAACAAAAAGCATTACAAAATGAAATTCAAGCAGGTGATGGTATTACATCAGACACCAAAATTGGTTTAATCAATAGGGACTTAAAGGCTCAACTTGATGTATATGATGTTTTATTAAGAACTCAAAAAATAGGGGAAGATATTTCATTAGAAAATTACAACCAAATGTTATTGGATAGGCAAGGTCTATACCAAAAATATATTTCAAATCTGCGTGATGAACAAATCGCCGAAGCGGATGCGGAATACCAAAGACAATTAAAACTTAATGAAGACAGATTAAATGCCGATAAGAGTTATTTAATCACCCTTGATGAAAACGGAAAATATAGGGTTAAATTAACCAAAGATAGAGAAACAGAAATTGCCTCATTAAGTAAAGAAGAACAAGACAAGGTTGTTGCTAATGCCGTATTGACTGAAGAAAACTTAAACCAAACCAAAGTCAATTTGGCTGAAGAATTGGTGGTTAAGAAAACCGAAATTGATAGTGAATATTATGTAGATTATAAGACAGACGCAGAACAAACAGAAGATGAAATATTCCAAAATAGAATTGCTCAACTTGATGCTTATTTAGAATACGCACAACAAGCGTTTAACCAAGCATCATCACTTATATCAGAGTTTTCACAACAACAGATGGATATTGCCCAAACTCAATTGGACGATGCCATCAAAATGGATAAAGACAAACTTGACCAACAATTAGAACAGAAACTTATTACCCGTGAAGAATTTGATAATAAGGTAGAACAATTAGACCAACAACAAGCACAAAAAGAATTACAACTGAAAAGAAAGAATTTCAGGACTGAAAAGTCGTTGAATATAGTTGGGGCAACGATTGATGGTGCCAGAGCGGTTTTATCAACATTCGCAAACACACCTGGTGAATTGATTACCAAAACAATCGCAGCGGCACTTGCTGGTGTATTTGCCGCAACACAGATTGCGTTAATCGCAAGACAAGAGTTTAAGGCGGCACAAGGTGGTATTGTTCCTGGTAATGGTTCAGGAGAAATTGATAGTGTCCCTTCAAGATTAGCACCAGGTGAGGCGGTAATAAACTCCCGTTCCACACAAGAATTCCTACCATTATTATCGGCAATTAACCAATCAAATGGTGGAAAATCTTTTATGCCTGATTTACCCCCAACCAGAGGTGAGCAGAAGTTTCAAACTGTATTCCAAGAAGACAGACCACAACAATTAGTTAAGGCTTATGTGGTGGAAAGTGATTTGAGCCAGGTTCAAAGAAGGGTTAATAGAATAGAAAGAAGCACAAGTTTTTAACAAATGGAAAAAAATATATTTAAGAATATGAACGAACCGACTTTATACCTTGATTTTGAGGACGATGAATTGATGTCGGGAATGGACACATTATCATTCGTGGATAAACCAGCCACAGAAATGAAATGGGAGATTTTTAGACAACTTGACGAGAGTTATAACGATTATCCTGAAGGAGCAAGAGAAAACGCTTGTAGAGCGATTAGATACAAAGAGAAAACTAACAATCAAGATTGTGGAACAAGGGTAGGTTGGACAAGAGCATCGCAACTTTGTAATGGTCGTTCCATTTCAATAGAGACCATCGCTCGTATGGCATCATTCAAGAGACATCAACAACACAAAGATGTTCCCTATGACGAAGGTTGTGGTGGGATGATGTGGGACGCTTGGGGTGGAGATGAAGGAATAAATTGGGCTATTCGTAAATTGGACACCATCAACAGAAGGTTAAGATTAAATGAATTTGGTGAGGAGAAATTTACCGATGTAGATTATGAAAGACGAATTGTTAGTGCTCCTGTTATGTTGGCTGAAACTGCTATTCCAAGATATAATGCTGAATTAGGTAAGTATTTTGTTAAGTTCAAGAAGGACACCATCTTTAGAATGATGAAGAAATACCTTAAAGAAAACAAGATACATAATGTGAATACCAATCACAACCCCGATGAAAAAAGGGATGGTGTTTATATGATTGAAAGTTATATTGTTGATGACCGAAACCATAGTAAGTTATTTCCAAACATTCCTGATGGTAGTTGGGTGGCAACTTTTTCTGTTGAAAATGATGAGGTATGGAACCAGATTAAATCAGGTGAATATACTGGTTTTAGTTTGGAAGGAATGTTTATTGAAAAATATGAAAATGAAATGATTTCCAATATTGAAAAACAAATCAGGGATATTGTTAATGGAACTGGTGATGACTTAACCAAAGAAGATAAAATCAAAAAATTATTAAATATCAAATGAAAAACTTTTGTATCATATTTTTAACATTTGTATCACCATTATTTCCCCTTATGTTATTGGTTTCAATTATGACCTTAATAGATACTTGGGTAGGTAGATGGTATGCCAAAAGAAATGGTGAAATAATCACATCAAGAAAAACAAGATTGGGATTAACAAGGAAATTAATAATTTATTTCTTGGTTGTTTTTGTATCTTATTTAATAGATTATACAATAATAAACGAAATAACCAAAAATTATATTTGGTTTGATTGGGCTTTTACCAAGTTTTTTACACTTGTATTACTTTGGATTGAATACACCAGTATTGATGAAAAAGTTAAGTGGGTTTATGGTAGGGGACTTACAGACCGAGTGGTTGATTTTGCGAAATCACTTAAAAAGATTGTTGGATTTACGAAGGAAATAGACCCAACAAAATAACGCATTAAACAAAAATAAACTTTAATATTTAATACCGATTATGAAATCAAATTTAATTTCAAAAATTAACGAATGGTTCGCAGAAGAAAAGTTTGCGACAGATTACACAGCCGTGACTGGTGAAATCGTCCGTTGTCTTAACGCATTAACTGTTGGTGAAAAAGTGGTTCAGGTTCTTCAAGGTGAAGAAGCCCCTTTAACTGATGGTCAATATGTTTTAGATAATGGTAAAGCGATTGAGGTCTTGGGTGGTGAAATCAAATCAATAAACGATACAACAGCATCAGAAAATATGGGAATAGCAGAAGGAGCATTAGACAGTTTGGGAATGCCGATAGACCAATATGAGAAAGAATATAAAAACGAAATCGCTGGAAAACTAAAAGATGGAACTGAAGTAAAAGTTTTATCTAAAGGTGATGCCTTATCCGTTGGTGATATGGTCTTGGTAAAAGACGCATCAGGTGAGTTCGTAAAAGCACCCGCAGGAAAACACGAATTAGAGGGTGGTTTAACAATTTATGTTGACGCAGAAGGATTTATCAACGAATTGGAAACAGAGGAAACTGATACTACATCAGAAGCAGATGAAATGAAAACACAAATGGCAGAATGTTTCGCAGCCATTTCAGCATTAACATCTGTTATTGACGAATTGAAAGCATCAATTTCATCAGTTAAAAGTGAAAACAAAGATTTAACTGAAAAGGTTGAAAAGTTTTCAGTTGAGGCATCAGCACCAAGTATTACAGAGAAAAAACACTTTTCAAAAGTGGGGTCAAAAGAAGAGAAATTAAAATTCTTTTCAAATAGATAATAAACAAAATAAACTAAAAATTAAAAAATAAAATTATGTCGTTAAATGTCGCAGGTCTTACAGCGTATGTAGACCAAACAAAAATGGAACTTATCCGCAAATTTGTATTGGAAGGTCGTTCTGCTAGTTTCTTAACTATCCAACCAGACATCAAATCAAGTGCGTCAATCAACATCTTATCATCACAACTTGTAGCACAAGCGGGTGGATGTGGATTTACAAATGAGGGAACAACTATCTTGTCCCAACAACCTTTAACCGTGTGTCCCTTGAAGGTGAATGAAAGTATCTGTTTGGATACACTAGAACAATACTACACACAGTATATGATGAACCCTGGTTCATATAACACTCAAATCCCTTTTGAGCAAACTTATGTATTGGATAAAATCGCTAATATCAGTTCTTTAATTGATACTTTGATTTGGCAGGGTAATACATCATTAACAGGTCAAACTGGTTTATGTGATGGTTTCATTACTTTGGCTGATACAACTTATTCAGGTTCTGTAATCAACGGGAACACATCATCAGCAACTGCTATTACAGCAAACAACATCATCAGTTTAATTGACGATATGTCGGCTAGTATAAATGTAAACATCATCAATATGGATGACCTTTACTTGTATGTTGGATATGATACATACAGAACTTACCAAATCGCTTTAAGAAACGCAAACTTGTTCCACTACAACGGACAACAAGACCAAGGCGAAAACTTTTCACAACTAATCC